CGTATGGGTGCTTTCGCCAATAACGTAGCAACAATTCTACCACTTACTGTTGTTGACGTTGTCCCTGACACAAAAAACAGCTCTGGTAACTTTGTTGAACTTATTGTTAAGCTCACACAAGGCTATCACCGCTACCAGCAAACCGCTGGCGTATAGGAGGAGTAGATAATGGCTATTTCACGCGCACAACTACTTAAAGAACTCCTTCCCGGTCTAAACGCTTTGTTTGGCTTGGAGTACGCTAAGTATGGTGAAGAACATGGGGAGATCTTTGAAACAGAGACTTCTGATCGTTCATTTGAAGAAGAGACAAAGCTGTCAGGATTTTCTGCTGCACCTGTTAAAAACGAAGGCTCTGCCATCGAATATGACAATGCACAGGAAGCATTCACAGCTCGCTACTCACACGAAACCGTTGCAATGGGTTTCTCAATTACTGAGGAAGCTATTGAGGATAACCTGTATGACTCACTGTCATCTCGTTATACTAAAGCACTGGCTCGTGCGATGGCGTACACAAAACAAGTTAAGGCGGCGACAATACTGAACAACGCCTTCTCTTCAGGTACTACTTACGGCGATGGCGTCGAGCTTTGCTCTACTGCTCACCCGCTGATTTCTGGTGGTACAAACTCAAACGAACCTGCAACTGCTGCAGATCTGAATGAAACTTCCCTTGAGGCGGCTATCATCCAAATCGCAGGCTGGACTGACGAACGTGGTCTATTGATTGCTGCAAAACCTAAGAAACTTGTGATTCCGCCGAACTTGCAATTCGTTGCAACTCGTTTGTTGGAAACAGAAGGTCGCGTAGGCACAGCAGACAATGACCTCAACGCCATCCGCAATAACGGGTCTGTTCCCGGTGGTTACACTGTAAATCACTATCTTACAGATACCGACGCATGGTTCTTAATGACAGACGTTCCAAACGGTCTGAAACACTTCACACGTAGCCCAATGGCTACTTCGATGGACGCTGACTTTGATACTGGCAACAGCCGCTACAAAGCTCGTGAGCGTTACTCATTTGGTGTATCTGATCCGTTGGGCATCTTTGGCTCACCCGGAGCGTAAGCCTCGGAGAGTTTGTTTTAGAGGGGGCTGCTGCGGTAGCCCCTTTCTTTTTGTTTTGTTTTGTGTATAATACACTTATCCCTGACAGTCGCATCATGTGGCTGACATTTGCCAAGACAGGAGTATATCATGGCTAATACAACATTTAACGGTCCCGTCCGTTCTGAAAACGGTTTTCAAGTTGTTTCTAAAAGCGCAACAACAGGTGCTTTTACAACTGTAGCTAGTACAGCTTCAACAGGAATTGTAACAAACAAATTCGTAAAGCACGTCGGCTTTGCCACTGGCGTTACAGTAAACTCAACAGCGGGTGACAGCCCAGCTATCGGTGAGTTCACACAACCAGCAAATACAATTATTACTGACATTAAGATATTCTGTGATGTCTCTCCCGTTATTGGGACAGGTGATATTGGTTATGAGGTTGGTACGTCTTCTTCTGGCGCACAAATTGTTGCAGCTCAGACTGACGAAATCCTTGATGGTGGCACAACTGTTGTTGCACACAACGTGACTGTGACCAGTTTGGTTCTTCAAACACAGGACGGCACGACGGCTCCCGCTTCTGTTCAGTATACAGACACCGAAAGAACTATTTTCTGCAACATCACTAATACCGTTGATGCGACAACAGCAGGGTCGTTCACATTCATCATTGAGTACGTTCAGATTGCGTAATTATTAATTTGGTGGGGTTAACGCCCCACCCTTTATAAAGGAGATTGACATGAGTCATTCAGCACATTCTGACGTCACCCCTGTATTTATCAGTGACGAAAACGCTGCCGATCCAGATCGGTTAGTGACAGCAGCAAGACCAGATACATCAGCGACTATGGCTAATACTACCTTTGCAGGAGGGGGAGCTAGAAACGTAACAGTGACAACTTCAGGAACAGGCGATAACGCAAAAACTTGTACAATTACAGGAACTGACGTTTTCGGCAATGCAATGACTGAAGTTATAACTTCAACAAGCTCGGCTGAAGCAGTTGCAGGGGCTAAATTATTCCTAACAGTTAGTGCAGTTGAATGTTCTGCTAAGTATGCTGCAAATATCACAGTTGGTTCTGGATCATTGTGCGCACAAGCACTTCAAGGTTCTAACCGTGTTAGGTTAAAGGGCTTCTCTATCGTTTCTGGTGGTTCAACAGGAGTAGTTAACCATTATGACGGCACACCTGAGTCTGGCACGATTTTATTTAAATCTCGTACTATAGGCACAGATAACGCTACTGTTTCTCATTCAGTGCCCGGAGAAGGTGTTTTATTTAAAGATGGTATGACTGTGCAGTATACAGTTGCTACCATTGACATGATGACGTTCTTCTATGCGTAGGTACTTCAAGTCTGGTGGGAGCGCAAAGTCTCCTGCTTGGCAACGCAAAGAAGGTAAAAGTGAATCTGGTGGCCTGAACAAAAAAGGTGTTGCTAGTTATCGTAGGGCTAATCCCGGTAGTAAGTTAAAGACTGCTGTTACTACGAAGCCAAGCAAGCTGAAAAAAGGTTCTAAGGCTGCTAACCGCCGCAAATCGTTTTGCGCTCGTATGAAAGGCATGAAGAAACGTAATACTAGCTCTAAGACAGCTAATGATCCTAACAGTCGTATAAATAAGAGTTTACGGAAGTGGAATTGCTAGATGACTATTAGTAGAGCAAATATGGGCCAACAACTAAGAAATCCGCCAAACAAAATGTCTAAACTATCACAAAAAAGAAAAAAGAAGGCGGCAAAGGAGAGAAAAAAGAAGGATGGCATATCTACAAAGTAACATACCCTATTTCAAAGCATGGGTTCGCAGAGAGTACACGAAGAATTTAGAGGAGTATCACGGAGAATTTTTACACGCTATGGTAGTCGCAGTAACAACAATGCCAAACCGCACGCTCAGTTTTCAAGTAATATTTACTGGGTGTGAGTCTGATGACACGGACGAGCCAAACGTGCATGGCGGAGCTATGTGGGCTAGAATGCCTCTCACAGCCCTTGTAGCAGACACACCGTACGAGGAATGGCCTACAGAACTACCATCTTATGTAGCGCAGCCTTGGGATTGCATGTCTCATCATCACTCTGTGTACAAAATAGAACGTGCTTCACCCGCACCGTGGATAGCTAAAGTAGATGATCAGTTCTACCCCGCGAAGTA